GCCGCTGCAGAACGAGTCGTATGAGTGTTTGGAGTTTGAAGGCGATTCGGTGTTGGGTGTCTGTGTGGCAACGTATCTTCGGAAGCGATATCCCGAGAAGAAGCAGGGGTTCTTGACGGATGCCCGCAAGGAACTGGTGAACAACGAACGAATTGGTGAACTTTCCAAACACATTGGTCTCGATGCGTTCTATGTCATCTCGCGTCACAACGAAGAATCGCCGGCAATCGCAGGACGCACAAATGTCCAGAAACTTGGCGATATCTTTGAAGCGTTTCTGGGGGCACTGTGGACAGATTGTGGAAACCGGTTCCACGTTGTCTATGCCTTTGTCGTCAAGGTGATGGAAACCTATCTGGATATCGAAGAAATCGTGACAACTGTCACCAACTACAAGGCAATCTTTCAGAAGTTCTGTCAGCGCGAGTTCAACTGTGCGCCTGTGTATGTGATGCTCTCGAATGACCACAAGAAGAATGAAATACGTGTCGCAGTCTGTGATGGAGCAGGAAACCAACTTGGACATGGTGTAGGCACCACGCGCAAGAAGGCAGAACAAATGGCGTGCCGCGAAGCACTCGAACGTTTGAGTCCCAAAAGTCTAACGGAGTAGTTTCTGAGTGCGAATACGACCCTTGCGATACTTTTTCAGTGTCCGCCCTCGTGTCTGTAAGACAGACTTGGTACAAATCGCAATCGCAGCAGATTCCTTGTTGGAATCAGGACGAGGGACAATCGACTTTTTCACCGTCTTGACGCAGCGATTGAAGCGCGCTGTCTGACTGCGCCGACGAAATCCTCCGTTTTGGTTGGAAGGAAGCAAAATTCGTTCAACAATCTCTTCCAATATTGCTGTCTGTCTAGGAGGCACATGGGTGCTTAAATCAGGATAATCGGAACGTAACGCATTGATTACGATGGGGGCAGTCGCACGAGCACTGGGTGGAATGTTATACCGGAGAAGGTCTTGTAAAACGTTAACTGCCGCTCCTGCCGAACGGTCATTGCGTAACAAAGCGTGCATCGCATCTGCCTCTACTCGCGTAAGTCGACGATTGAGGCGCTCATTTACTCCGCCTCTTCGGCGGGGCGGACCCAAAACCTGGTCAATGAGTCGGTTCAATATCTGACGCTGTTCTTCTCCAACTGGAGAGGACAAATCGGGATGTTGTGCTCGTATCGTATCGACGACACTTGGAATGTTCACAGCGATCAAAGAGGGCATATTGTACCGCAGAAGGTCTTCTGCGACGTTGAGCGCCGCCCCTGCTGATGGGTCATCCTGTAAGATGTTGCGCATCGCGTCTGCTTCTGCTGGAGTAAGTCGGCGATTAAGTGGCTGATTTTGTCCACCTTCTTGGTTCGGTTCGAGTATAAGGCGCAACCCATTGATTTCGGATTGCTGAAGTTTCACCGAGAGGTCGGGGTAGTTCCTGCGATACGAGTTGATTAACTTCCGCACAGTCAGTCGCTCTCCGTCGGGCATATCATACCCGCTGAATTCCTCCAACACATTGATAACTGCTGCTACGGAGGTGTCTCCTTCGAATACCCGGAGCAACCTGTCCGAGTCTCTTCGTGTGAAGGGATTTCCCATTGTGTTTGTCCCAGAAGAATATATCCTACTGAAGTTATAAACAAATGGGCGGTGGTCTACTTCAACTCGTTGCTTATGGTGCTCAGGATGCCTACCTCTCTGGCAATCCGCATATTACGTTCTGGAAGGTGCTCTACAAGCGCCATACCAACTTTGCTATTGAGGCATTCCGCGTGAACTTCACCGGTGCCCCCGTGTATGGTCAACGCGTTGTTGCTGTCGTGAACCGCAATGCTGACCTTATCTGGAAGAGTTATGTAGAGGTCACCCTTCCCAATACAGACGCAGTCGGCGCTGCTCTGGGAGGATGGACGGGTGGTGCCCAACGCCGCTTGGGTTACCTCCTCCTCAAGCAGATTGAGGTTGAGATCGGTGGTCAAATCATCGACCGCCATTACGGTGAGTGGTTGTACTTGTGGGAGACCCTCACTGCCGACTTTGATACGGCAATGAAGTTGGACAACATGGTCGGCGGTGCCTACAGTGGCACTGACTCCAATCTTGTGCCCTGTACTGGACGCCCTGAGGTTCTCTATGTCCCTCTTCAGTTCTGGTTCAACCGCAACCCCGGTCTTGCTCTCCCTCTCATTGCACTCCAGTATCACGAGGTTCGCTTCAACATCACTCTCGAGGATGCTGTGAACCTGGTGGAGGGTGCGGGTGCAACGGGTTCTCAGGTCGCCGCTGCTGCTAGTGCTCTCCCTTCCCTGACAGATATGGCACTCTATTTGGACTATGTGTACCTCGATGTGGATGAACGTCGTCGTTTCGCGCAGGAGAGTCATGAGTACCTCATCGACCAACTCCAGTACACGGGTCAGCAGCAGATTACCACCTCGTCTGCTCGACTGGATCTCACGCTGAACCACCCTGTGAAGGAACTCGTGTGGGTGTTCCAGGATGCGCGCAAGTCCGACTGCTCTATTCCCCCGAGCGGTGGTAACTACACCGCAGCGGCATTCACGCAACCCTTCAGTTATGACGACATTGTCAATCGTGCGCGCCTCCAGATCAATGGTCAGGATCGCTTTGATGAGCGTTATGGAGACTACTTCTGGAAGGTTCAACCCTACCAGCACCACACGGGTGGTGCATACTCGCGTACCATTGGTCAGGGCAGTGTGGTTCCGACATCTGCACCGAACCCCATCAACGTGTACTCCTTTGCTATCCAACCCGAGGAGCACCAACCTAGCGGTACGTGCAACTTCTCGCGTATCGACAATGCCACGTTGGTATTTGATAGCGTAACGACTACAGCGGGCACCTTCCCCAGCAAGGCAACTCCCTACAACTTCCGCATCTATGCGGTGAACTACAACATCTTCCGCGTGATGAGCGGTATGGGTGGTCTGGCGTACAGCAACTAAGCAGGTGGTTTACCAATGAGGGTTTGCTTCAACTTTTCCAAATACAAAATAGCATCCATGTGCTCTTCTTGGGCATGAACAATCCATTGTAAAACAGAAAGGTCGGTTCGATCAAGATCCGTTCCATATTTGGCTTTTCCAAACTCGGAACGTTGCTTGAACTTCTCAATCACTGCGCGAACAATGCTATCCATTATACTTCTTCTGCATCTACTCGTACGTAAGTCGGTGTACACGATTTCCAAAGAACCCAACCAATGACACTGACTCCAAACACACCACTGATTGTCAGCACGGTAATCCATGCTGCGTAGTCGTTATCCATAGTAAAACAATCACTCCTTCAACATAAATGGGTATCCCGCGTATCTACTGGTATGTTCTTCTCATTGTGATGTTGGAAACACTGGCAATGTCGTGTTTCAAAAAGAGCGTAGACAGCACGGCATTCTTTGCGGTGGGTGTTCTCTTCTACGCCGCAGTGGGATACCTCTTGCGCTTTACCATGAATGCGTCCGGCATGGCAATGACGAATGCATTGTGGTCGGGGTTTTCTGTGATGGCAACAACAGTTGTGGGTATTCTTCTCTTCAAGGAAGGACTTCATCTACACGACTTCTTTGCGATTGCTCTGATTGTCGGCGGTGTGATGATTCTAAAAGTTACCGACTAACTCTCGTATTCGGCACACACTCTCCGATGCCGAGTGTTTGCTGCATCATAATCGGCGCAGGTTGTCCCGGTCCAGGGCATGCGACATGGTCTTTTCCAAGAATGTGTCCCATTTCGTGCGAGACCATATACTGGCGGTAGTTGTAGAGGTCCAGTTTGCTTCGGTTCTGCATGCTGCCCGTCCACCGCATCGCATTCAAGTGCATATGTCTACCGTTCATCTCTGCGCAGGAAAGAGTGGGGTCTTCACAACCACTCTGCTGTATGGTCTTTGGAGAGGAGAGATGGATCAGAACAGCAGGGTGTTTGGATTCTTCAAACGTATACCCCTGACTTTTCCACCCATGTGGGTCTTGAAGATAGACGGACACTTCCTCCGCAAACTTGCGGGCGTCGTATTTGACATCGGGGTCTACGATCGCTTGGTAGGTGATTCGCATTGTATTCAAAACGGAAACTCTTTGTAAAAGGTATTGCTATTCACAATGAGGTGCGAACATTGCAAAAAGAAAAGTCATCTTGACTTCAAGTGCGATTGCGGCGGAGTGTTCTGTGTCAAATGTCGCACGCCTGAAGTCCACGGATGTTCGGCGAAGGAAGGGCAAAAAGTTGTCCTTGAACGTGTTATTGCTCCAAAGATTGAGAAGATATAGAACTGTTGTATCCTTCATCATCTGTTTCCATATTTTCCACTAGCGCATCCAAAATCGATTCGGTTATGCGTCGCGAGAACCCACGTCGTTGAAGAAGAGAGGTAATCATACCGCCATCTTCTTCAAAGAGCATCTCAATCTCAATCAAGGCATCGCGGTCGGGGTGGCGAATCGTGATGAGGTAGCGACTGGGAGGAGTGTAGTCAACACGTGACTGAAGAATATGGGCGAGTTCGAGTTCAGTGAGAACATCCCAGACAGTGTTGTGTACGTTTCGCATCTTAACTACTTCCTGCTTGTCTGTGAAAAACAAATCCGTTTTGAGAACAATGAACGTTCTTCTCGAAGCATTGATTGTGGG